GTATGTTCAACGCATGAAGTTGTCCAGTGGTCCCGAGGTTGTTCAGTTATTGACGGAACATTGTGTCCAATGCAATGTGGCTCGTGAAGAAATCAGTTCAGAAGGTATTTTGGTCTGTCCTCGGTGTGGTTCCGAAGAGTATGCGTTAGTCGTTTCAGACTTCCCCAGTTTCCGTGACCCACCGAAGGAACGCAACAACTATGCGTATAAGAAGATTAACCATCTCAATGAAATCTTGAACCAGTTTCAAGCCAAGGAATCTACCATCATTCCAGAAGATGTGATGAACGAGGTCATCATGGAACTCCGCAAGCGTCGAATCCACAACATTGCAGATTTAACGGAAGAGGATATACGCCATATTTTGAAGAAACTCAATCGTTCTAAATATTATGAGCACAGGGCCCACATCCTCTCTCGACTCAATGGAAATCCACCTCCCACCATTACCCCCGAAATTGAAGAGAAAATACGAGCCATGTTTCAAGATATTCAAGCTCCTTTTCTGCTTTACTGCCCGAACGACCGCACGAACTTCTTGAGTTATTCTTACATCCTTTACAAGTTCTTTGAGCTGTTAGAGTTGGACGAATACAAGGTGTTCTTTCCGTTGTTGAAGTCTCGCGACCGGCTGATAGCTCATGATTCCATATGGAGACTTATATGTACATATTTACAATGGGAATTCATTCGGAGCGTTTAATCAGACGAATCGCATTAAGTCCAGTTCCAGCCGGTTTGTTCCTTCGTTCAAGTACTTCGATTCTTGAACGGAGACTTGCGACTTCTTGGGTAAGGTCTAGGAGTGTGCCGTTCTTACACTCTATGTAGTAGGTCAGTCTATCGACAGGTATACCTGTTAGTTTGGATGCGTCTTTAATAGTCATGCCCTTTTGAACCGAGTTGTATCCAATTCGCTTCAATTGTGCAGTAATGCCGTTGGTAGTTCGACTGACTTCTTTTGCTATTTTTGAGAGAGGGATTCCTTGTTTAACTCGTAATACGATGTAGTTGGATTCACCTTCGTACCATTTATTACCATGTCGTTGAGGGAAGTGCATTTTAGAGGGGGGGGGAGTCTAAACGACCAGGCAAAAATAAATCCGTTTTTAGAATCGTCTAGAATGCTCACGATGAATGTCTCGAAAGTTACGGAGACTACTCAACTTTTCATAGAACCAGTACTGGCACAACATCGGTGGTGCGAGTCCTGCGTCTACACACATCAAGACGGGAATCGAGTTGGATTTAGGGGAGCGAACTCGTTCATGAAGCATTCGGTAGACTTCAAAGGTGAGTTCGGGGAGTATTCCTTCAATACGTCTTTGACGCATGAAAGGTGCACCAAAGGCGTCTGGGGAGTAAGGATGTTGAAGCACATCATAGATGAGGACTAAACAATGTTTACAGGGTTCCATTAGACTTGATGGACTTACTCAAAGTGAATCCGTTTTAAGTACAGAGTCATATAACTCGTAGCCAAGACAGTTCCCAAAAACCAAATATCACTCGATGTCCACTTAAACCCAGTATCCCAATCACCTAGCGTGTATTTTGTAAGCACTGCAGTCAATAGTGGAACTACGATATAAGTAGGAAAGTTTGACCGGTTTTGTATCATGTCCAATCCAAGCGTCACCAACACTGCAAAAAGAAGAGTTCGTATCATTATCTTAAACAACGCACAAAACTATAATAAAGGTTGCGATTAAGAAGCTGAGTATACTGATATCAAAGACTCTGTGAATGGTCATTCTACAGCTCCTGTATCGACTATCAAACTTTCCGTTTTAATGAGTTGAACCGGTTTTGGGTCGGTCAGAAACACGTTGGTCAACACATGTTCAACTTCCATCATTGCGGTCTTGACTTGAAGCATGTCTTGTTCACACTCTTCCCATTTGCCCCAGGGATACCAAATCGTGTGATTGTATTGATTATGATAGTAGAAGGTGAGTATAGGTTGTCCAGTCCAGGACGTTCCCATACTGACATTGGCGAGGGAAGGAATGTGAAAGACTTGTTGGTGGATGCGAACGAAACGAGGCATGCTATACAGTTTAATCATTCGTTGGGAGGATTTCCGTTTTGAAGAGTAGGACAATCCATAAATACCCAAAGGAAGGAATCATGTGGAGTATCATGTGCCATCGAGTTGCAATTGTACAATCTGGATGCCATGCGAAACATTGATAGTATCGTCCGCAGTGATACAATACGTTTCCAGTGACCACTAACAGTGAAAGAGGAGCCAAGGAGTATGGAAGTCCTCGAAGACTCATGAATGATGCGATTGCCATATTCGTGTACACAAGGAATAGGTCTGCAGTGAGAAGATAGGGATATCTAGGTTTGGTAGCGTGCCAGAGAGTGGATGTTACACACAAGGACATACACCACATTCCTGCAAGAAGTTCGCGTTTATACAGAAGTGCTATAGCAGGAGCTGACAATATTAGACTGGATGCGACTAGATAAGGATTTGGGTTCATTGAAAAAAAGAGTGTTGAGACGATTATCGTCCGTTTTTACATGTTGAACAGAATGGTTCGTTCAGTCATCCAGGTTGTGAACGGAATATGAGGCATCAACCATTGACAGACTTCATCCACATGCGGTCCGTCATCGTGTACATGAAATTCGATAATCTTGTCGACTCGGAAGAGGATTGCTCGTTTCGTTCGTTTGAGTTTGGCTGCAACCTGGTCGAATGAGGCTCCTTTGTGTCGTAACATAATGATTAAGGTTCTGTCGTCTTCTGCTGTCCACTCCATGGAAAAAGTGAGGATAGACGGAAGAGATTACGTTTTTTAGACTAGTGTTTCAGACCATGCTACAAGCTTTTTCTCCATAGAATCATACCATTTCTCATATGAATGGTTAAGGTTTAATTCAATTTTCTTATCTAGGTTTTCAAAGTAGTAAACTCCGCGATATGGACCCCATGTAATAAGAGCTGCTAGAAGTTTTGCTTCTGTTTGTTCCTGTGTTTTTCGGTCCATTTTCTTAACATAGTTATCGCGAATGACGATAGTTCCATTATCAGACATTCCATTAATGTTTGCAATAAGAGTTAGTGTTGAAGATACCTTCAATCTTTTACTGTATGGTGCCTCAAACATAACGGTTCTTTCTCCAAGTAACTTCGACATGAATGTATCTGGTACAGAGCGTTGCATTTCTATCTCAATATTAATATCTCGCGCAGATTGAACTGCTCTTAACGCTCCAGACGGTACTTCTGGAATCTTATAGACATACTTTTTTGCTACTTCGGGTCCATTAGCATGTCCAGGACATACAATTTTATCAACATGGTGTGTAGCAATTGCGTGCGGTGTCCAACTCATTTCTTCTATGTAAAAAAGTTCAATGTGTGGATTGCAATCCGTTTTTACTCCAATTCATTACCGTCTGTATCGGTTCTTGCATAACAATCAGGTGAATAATGACCTGAGCGTCCACAACGATAACATGCTCCAGACTTCTTCTTAGGTGATTCATAGATAATTTCAGTTTGTTTCTTCTTACATGAACGTTCATGAACTCTACAACCATACTCTGTTGTAAAGGTTCTTTCATGACAGTAATCACACCCCCAAAACATCTGTTCTTCCTCTTCTGAAGAATCATATGAATTTACAGTTTTACCACATGCATTTGCAAAGTGTCCAGCTTCACCGCACTTGTAGCATGTGTCTTTGTTACTTCGGAGTTCAGTGTTTAACACCGTCTTCACATGGTCGGGGAGAGATGTTTGTGTATACGCACCTCCTCGCACATTTTCAATTCCATATTTCTTCATGTAATCCTTGGTAAGATTGTTCTCATCGTGGTCATTATTAAGTGGGCGGCATTCGAGTATCTTCTTGGGTGCGTGGAGTTTTGTCCACGCAGAACCGCTTCCTGACTTGTGTTCATTGAACCGTTTCATCACATCGGTAGTTTTGCCGACATAGTATTTGTTGTTTGCGAGCTGTAAGACATAGACTTGTTCCATTTTGGGTATGAAAAAGGTTAGATTCATGTAAATCGAATCCGTTTTTACACCAACTCGCTCGCGTTAAGTCGACGGCTCCATGCAAACAGCCACAATCCAGACCGCTCACATTTCTCAATGATTTTAGGCGTCAGCTTCTTGCGGTCACGAGTGGACATCTGTTGATTGAGACGCATTAGTCGGTCCCACAAGTCGTTTGGTGAAAGTTTGGTCTCTTTCATGAGTCGATGAAACTCGTCGAGTATCATGTCAGAGTTGAAGTTCGGTGCGTTGGGTCGTCCTGTAGTGACTTTTGCGAGTTTGAACATGATACAGAAGTCGTTACGCATTTGAATGAGGTCACCGGTATCAATGCCTGTTTCTTCTGATACATAGAGTTCAGGTACAGAGACAGCTTTGTTTAGTCGGTGAAACTCGGCTTTCACACTCTCGTCGGTCGCATCCCACAGAATGTCGACGAGAATAGGATGCATGCCTTCAACTCCAGTCAACGCTTCACGACGATGATTGGATTCGTAGCAGACGAGTTCTTTGTTAATGCATGCAATGTATATCATTCCATCCATGCGTTTGGAGTGGTTCATGAACGATTGAATTTCAGCGATACGTTCCTTGTCCGGTGGTCGGTTGTGCTTCCATCGTTTGATAGGAAGTTCATTGAAGATAGCTTGAGGAACCCAGTAGGTATAGTGATTGTTTTGAGTAACGCCATAACAGTTGTCTGCAAGATATTTCTGAAGAAGGTGTGCCATTTGTGAGTGAAAAAGTGTGGATTGATTGTAATCCGTTTTTACAGGGAATCGGCTCTATGTTTCTTCGGAATGTTTCTGTAGTCGGGATTGATCCAAAACCCATATCGAAACGCCTGAGTTGTTCTATAATGAACATGTTCTAGACTTTCATATCCATAGTTTCCAAGTAAGGTTCCTTTACTGAACAGCCGTTCCAATGCCCATGCAGTGAGCATGTCATCGGTCGGTTCAAGTGGGTTTCGTGTAGGAATAGGTGGTCGACTATCCGGTTGAGTCTGGTTCAAGTCGTAGAGGGCTTCGGCTACATTTCCTTCGTTCTCACGAAGAGCCAGTATGGCGGAACTACGACTCACGCGTGCAAAGCTCATGACTTCATCCACATCATGTTCAGTGACTTCGATTCCTTCTCCAATGTGAATGGTTCGCAACCGATTGAGTTCAATGTGAACAGTAGGTGGTCCGTTGGCTATCCGAATAAGGTCTCTTAACATACCAGTTTGACCTTCATTGTGTCCAACTGTAAATCTCATGGGTCGACTAACCATAGTTCCAAATGTTTCAGTCCAACTACGACTCATTGGTGTATCGGATGCGAAGTCTATACTAGACAAATCCGGAACGTCATCCACCGGTTTAGCGATACGCTCGGTCTCTCCGAGTTCTTTGCGACAGAGCGGACAGGATGAACTGGAATGGTTCGTCCATCGTCCTATACATGCGAGGTGAAAGGTGTGTGAACATCCTAAGGTACAATGACCTGTGGATGCTGTGAGTGGTTCGAAACAAATTGAACAATCGTCCATTCTGTGAAAAGGGGGATACTCAATGAAGTTGGTTCACAACAAATCCGTTTTCTAATGAACAATGCTGCGATTCCTGTGGGTCTGTATCTCCATACGCGCACACTGCCGAGAGCCACTTCTTAAAAAAACCGGTGGACCACTCTACGACCTGTGTAGAGAGTTTAAACGGAGAGACCCATCCTGGTCCTGAACTCGGCTTCCATCTTAGCCCTTCGTTCTGTGTCTTCCTTGTCCTCAACCCAGGTGAATGTGTATGGAACATTGTAAATCGTACTGCACTCCAAACTGAATCCGGTTCGTTTGTAAGTGCTAAATGCTGCAATCTCTGAGGCACGGGACATCAAGAAGAAATCCAATAAGGTATCACGAAGCTGCTCGTCGGTTGGTGTTTGATTCTGTCCGATGTGGCACACGGCAGTAGGCAGGGAATGAATGTTTCCACTGGTGAGTGCATCCTTGACTGCTTGACTATTTGAAATCAAAACATAGGTCTTGTCTGCATCGACCTTGGCACGCACACTTGCAACCAAATCTGTCATCAATTGTTCGTTCAAGGTAGCCTGACTGGACGCAACTGCATGAGGGAAGCAGATTGCATCATCCAATCGAACATGGAGAACCGAGTAAGCACCAGTTACACCGAGTTGAGTCAAACAACTTGCACTATAAGTCTCAAGACCTGCACTGGGCTGAAGTCTAGAACGAATCAATGCTTTCTCCGAGTCTAGAATCTCGGTGTAGATGTTCTCCTTACAGCAGTAGGCAAAGAAGGTAGGTTGTTGGACTTTATTGAAATAACGAACAACTTCACGCACAATGTGTTGATAGGCAATATCCTCTTCGTCTTGGTTGACCAAGAGTGAATCCACATGGAAGTTTCCAAGGGTTGCATAGTTTGCAGGTCGTTCCAATGCCTCGTCACACACCAAAAACTTACTCATTGGATGATTACGAAAATCCATCTCGAAGGCTACATCCGAACCTGTATGCTTTTTGAGGGTTCGAAGCAATTGAAGCATTGTGATACAACCACGAAGGTAGTCGCCCAACCCCGAAGCTTTGAAGTCGATGAATTGAGTTTGATAGACATTGACCACCTTGGTCAGAGTGGAGTTGAAATATGTGGAAGCAATTTGGGCACAGGACATACTTGAATAGAAGCACTCACATTTAAATCATAAAAACCCGTTACTAGTAATGGATGTACTCCGCAAACACCTCAATACCTTACCTGAACCTCAACGACGCTTACAACTTGACCAATACATCCAAGTGTTTCAGCAAAACAATGTTCCTCCGATTGCAGTGGCATTTGCGACACTGAAAAACTGCTATCCTACCTTTCCATTCTTCAAACCCGAGCGAGAGTTTAGAGAATATTTGGCATGGTCGGACTTGTATGCATACGAGTATCATCCATTGGTGCGGCAGTTGGCTCAACGGTTTCCGGCTTGATTTGCATAATAGCACTCTTCGCATTCCTTTCGAGAGAGGAGACTATCCTCTGAACCGCAGTAGCACCTTTTTTCATGGGTACTGAGTGTTTTCATTGAACAGGGTAAGCAGATTCCATCGAAGGTATCCATGTCTTCGATTTGGAACAAGTCGCCACAATCGTCGCATTGGGCTGTCTTGCATTCGCCAGGTAGAGTGTTGCGGTGTACAGGGTCGCAGGTAGTGCAGTCTGCGAATGCACAGTGTTCGCTTTCTGATAAAGGAGGCAACATATAGGGAGGGATACATTTGTAGTCGCGGTCTTCGACGGTGAGACATAGTTCTTCGACAAGGTCGTCGACTGCGTAGACGATATCCTGTTTACATAGTTCGTTGAATGAGCGTGGTATGAAGTCGAACTCGAAGACACCGTTGGTGCAGAAGCTGTAGAGTTTAGACCATGCGTTTTCGCATCGTAGTTTGAACTCTTCTTTGGTTTCGGACCATGCTACTCTCTGTATCATTGCTTCTTTACAGAAAGTTTCGTAGGTCAAGACGTGTGTG